TATTTCACTGGGAGAGTCTTTCATGTGATTTATTGTAATAAATAAAAGACTAATCAAATTTAAAAAAAAATATAAAAAAATATTTTTGTGACTAAACAACTACTATTGGTATTTAAAGTGGACCTTTGTTCATTTAAAATGGTAAAGAAACATCAACCTGTTAAAGTAATTAAAGTACCTTTAAAGAGGTCACCTATTGATAGGCCTCAGGTTTTTCCGAGGCTACCTCGACTTTATCTAGAGTTGATAGAAAACAAGGCTAAAATCAAACAAGATTTAATCAATAAAGAACACTATCCACAAATTTCTGTTGGCGATCGCCACAATCCAATAAAAGACTTTGATTATTACAAAAAACATACTCGCAAAGATCGAGAGTTACCACCTAACGACACAGATGATGATTCAGATGAATCAACAACTCCTACTCCACCTTCTAAAAATAACAAGAAAGATAAGAAAGATTTTGAAAGCAGATTGGATTTTTTGCTAAGTGATGATGAAAGCGATGACGAAAGTGTGGAAAAAAAGAAATCATCTAGTAAAGAATCTGTATCTTCTTCTGATAGCGAAATTTTAGTATCTGAGAAAAAGGATAAAGATAAAGATAAAGATAAAGATAAGGATAAAGAAAAGGATAATGATGCTTCTTCCGCTGGAGACTCAGAAGATTTATCGGTAAGGTTAAAAGAGATATTGAATGATGATAGTTGTAGTGAAGTTAGTTTTGACAAAGATTCAGAACGATCTTTGAAAAAGAATAAGAATAAGAATAAGAATAAAAATAAGGATAAATACAGTAGACATCGTGACTCAAGAGGACATAGTATTCCAATAACAACTAATTATGGTTCTGCACCTACGTTATCTGAACTTGAAAAACAGGGAGGGTATATTCCCAAAAAGGAGTTCAGGGATATCAATCAAACTACAATGAATGAGCAAAAAGAGGAAGATGCAAAACGTGAACTTTTATTCAAATTTGATCTTCTTCGCAAATCGTATCCAACATCTATCATTCCGGAATATACTGTTCACACTGATATTAGAACAATGCAAAAATCATACGGTGATAGTGTTCGAAGGCTTTCACTTGATTCTTCAGTAGAAAACTATAAAACATATATAGTATATGGTTTTATGGGGTGCGAGTTTATTTTTGGAAACTTTTTAGGTTTCGACATGCAGGGTTTTACTCAACAACAAATTTTGTCTATGAATTCGTATGAAAAGTTATTGATTGAGTTGGGTGAGAAAAGTTATGTACCAACAGGTAGTAAATGGCCTGTTGAATTACGTCTTCTTTTTATGATTATTATGAATGCAGCGTTCTTTGTCATTTCTAAGATGATTATGAAGAAGACTGGTGCTAATATTTTGGGTATGGTTAACAGCATGAATGCATCGCCAGCCCAATCATCTACTCCTCAGCAACGTAAGAGAAGAATGAAAGGACCGAATATCGATCTACCTGACCTAGATGATGAAGTAGAAATAAAGATTTGAAAATGAAATTTTTAATATTTTAAGAAAATGAAATGTAAAGTTAGTATGGTGACAATACAAATAGCATCGGATCTACACATTGAATATAAAAACGATCTTGTTCCAGATCCTCTTGACTATGTAACTCCATCAGCAGACATACTTGTTCTAGCAGGTGACATTGGATCTTTTTACAAGATTGAGCAATTGACGATCTTTTTAGAATCATTATGTTCCTATTTTCAAGTTGTTCTGTATGTTCCTGGTAATCATGAATGGTATACTGTTCAAGGTAGAGAACCTCTTAGAAGAGAAACGTTAGAAAAAAGAATGAGACAAATAGAAAAAAAAATACCTAACCTTAATATACTTAATCAGTCTAGTGTTATTATAGGTGATATTTGTTTTGCTGGTTGCACACTTTGGAGTAACCCGGAAGGACAAATACCGTCATTTATAATTAGAATTCACGAAGTTCGAACGAAAGAATATCAATTAATGCATAACGAAGATTTAGAATATATAAAAAATATGATGACATTTTGCCAGAAAAACAATCATACATTAGTAGTTATAACTCATTATCCTCCTACCAAAAAGGTACTTGAAGGAACTTGTTCAAAAAAAAGAAGATTCCATTCTATATATGCAACCGATTTAGATTATTTATTAGATATTTCTTTAGTAAAAACGTGGATATGTGGTCATGTACATAAGAATTTTGATTTTATCTCGGATATGGGGTGTAGAGTAGTAGGAAACCAAAAAGGAAAAGAAAAAGATAAAATAGTAGATTACAAATCTGATTTTCTCATCACTATTTAATTTTTTAAAATTTTGTATCAGAAATAATTTTTGATACAAAATGAATTAAAATAAAAATGTCGCGTACAAATAAAAATGTCCAATCGTCCAAAAATTCAGTGCGGTATGAGTGATCCTGAATCCATAAAATATTGCAAAAAAAGTGGCGGAATGTATAATGTAGACGATATTATTCAATTTGCAAATAGATGTGGTGTTAAAAACTTAAAACAGAAACGCGATGACCTTTGTACAGCAATAGCTGCAGAAAAGTCAATTCGTTCTGTTCTAGAACCTGATTGTAAAAAGAAAGCAGACAAGTGTATGTCTTATAACCTAAAAAATGAAATAATACCTCTTGCAGAAAAATGTGGAGTTTCTACCCAAGGTACGAAAAAAGAAATATGTGATCGAATAGCACAATCTATTCTTACTTTACCAGCAACCGCTCCATCGAGCACTCCATCGAGCACTCCGTCGAGCACTCCGTCGAGCACTCCCGCGAGCACGCCTGCGAGCACTCCCGCGAGCACGCCTGCGAGCACTCCCGCGAGCACGCCTGCGAGCACTCCGTCGAGCACGCCTGCCCAACCACTCGATAGCCCACCTTGCATTCTAAATAATCCAAATTCTGCTCGCGCAGCCCGCATACAACACATAGTTAACTCATATCAGACACGCCAATTACTACAAATGTGTACAGATAAGGGTATAGTATGTAAGCCTAGTTGGACCAAAGGAAGAATAGCAGAGGAATTGGATAAATACTCAGGAGTACCTGATCCGGAGGACCCAGTTTGCCTTCCAAATATGCAAACCCTTCCATCAGTAGACAATTTACAGTTGCTTCCTAGAAACACATTGATTGGAATGTGTGACGCGAAAGGTATACTTTGGCGGCGAACTGACACTAAAAAAGAATTAGCAGAACGCTTATATGGGTGTACTTGCCCCGAAGGCACTCCTAGCCCTTCACCTCCTAGCCCTACACCTCCTAGCCCTACACCTCCTAGTGCTTCTCCTAGCCCTACACCCGATGATTGCTATAATAGATTATCAAAAGAAAACAATACTCGGTTGAAAGAGTTAATTGCTCAATTAAAATTAGTTGGTGCTCCAACAAAAAATTCTGATATGGCAGAATATCTATGTGCTAAAAAATGTAAAGCTCCCAATTGGGATTGTGAAGGTGATTTCGTTTGTGATATTAGTACAAAAGATTTTCCGAATGGTGAAGGAGTTTGTATTTCTAATAAATTGGCAGCAACTCGTAAGTCACATGTATCGACACAAGTTCCTAATACAAATACTCGTGTAATTGGAATGAAATCAGTTGTTAATAAATTACATGACCAAAAGAAGGGCGTTATTTCATCAACACCAAATTGTCCTTCTCCAGCAGTACCCTTACAATCACCGCAACCTGTCCAATACCAGATGAATCCTCCTCCTCGTAGCCCTTCCCCCGTACCCGTACAATCATACAAGAATACCGAATGTATTCCTGGGTATACATACGATCAATTGTCCAACATGTCTCAACCTGAATTAAAAAAGTTTTTTGGCTCGGAAGATCCTTCAATAACTGGCTGGACAAAATATGAGATGATATCTTACCTCTGTGCTAAGGGTCGGAATCACTATTGTAGTCACCCTGAATGGAAATGTCAAGAAGATTATGTGTGTGATGCTACCGCTAAACCGCACCCTACGTGTATTAGACCTGCCGATGCTAAAAAACAGCTTGCTAGAAAGTCGAAAGGTGCCCAAAGTCACGCGAGTATGATGTTGAATGGTATACCAATTGTTGGTACAAAAGATGTTATAGAAAAGATGAAACTAGAAATACAAAAAATTCAATCAAGTAATCCTTCTCCTGTTGCATCCTCCCAACGTCCTTCTTCTTCTTCTTCTTCTAGCCAAACTATTGACCCATTCGCATCCCGACGTCCTTCTTCTTCTAGCCAAACTACTGACACATCCGGATTACAACGTCTCCCACCGAAGACACAACCGCAACAATTTGTGTTTAAACCTTCAGCACAGCTAACTGTAATTACTTCTAGCACTTCTCGTTCTCCTCGTCCTGGTGTAGATCCTACTCCTCGTCCTCCTCTTCGTCCTGATGCATCCTCCCAACGTCCTCCTTCTTCTAGCCAAACTATTGACCCATCCGGATTACAACGTCCCCCACCGCAGACACAACCGCAACAAATTGCGTTTAAAAAACCTTTAGCACAGCCAACTTTAATTACTTCTCGTCCTCGTTCTCCTAGTCTTCCTTCTGCCAAAGATGTAGCTCCTCCTCGTTCTCCTGATGTAGCTCCTCCTCGTTCTCCTGATGTAGCTCCTCCTCGTTCTCCTGATGTAGCTCCTCCTCGTTCTCCTGATGTAGCTCCTCCTCGTTCTCCTCGTTCTCCTCGTCCTGCCCACACTTGTTCTGAATATAATCAGTGGGGATGTCCAACTGGTTACGGTTGTAATTATCAGAAAAAATTGTGTGTTCAAGATGAAGATAAAGGTGAATTGCACATGTATGTTCATAACGATCAAAAAATATTTGGAACGGAAGAAGCTCTTGAAGAATTCAAAAAATTATTTGCAAAACCAAAAGTAAAAGGACCAAAAACACCCGAAGCTATAAATAAGGAGCCAAGTACACCTAATTATCCTCCTCCTCAAACGCCTCCTCTTCCGGCACCAAAATCTGCAAAAGCAAAACATCGGCCTTCGAAGCAGACTCAGAAGGGTAAGGGAATAACGACTGCTTCTAAAAAACCAGAAGATGGTACTCCTGTAGGAGAACCAGGATCAATTTCGCAACTTGATGTGCCTGATGCTATTAGTGAAGTGACAGCAGAAAAGCCTCCTGCAAAAATAGAAGATCTTGGCGGATTACATGAAGAAATTATGAAGTGCTTAGAGCTAGTATCATAAATTTTTAATACTATTATATGTATTAAAATAATTAAGACAATAACCATCTTACATAATTTTCGACATTATCGATACTAAGATATTCACATATAGGATGAATTCCATCATGTACGTATTCAAAAATTTTTTGTCTAATCAGAATTGCTGTTTCATTAATATACAATTCGTCTTCCTCTTTTTGAGATTCTTGATAATTTTCAGATGAGATCTCGTCGAACTCATAGTTCACATACTGTTCTTCATACCTATCAAATTTTCCTTTAATAATCTCATCATTCTTCATTTTCCCCATCTTTTGTATATTATAATTAAATTCTTAGATATGTTTACTAGAAGAATGATATATTAAACTAGATAGGTTGCGAAAAATCTCATTGTTAGAATTCCACTTGATTTTATTTCGTGGATAACGTTCCTTCATAACATCACATATTATATTATTTATGTCTATTAATGGAGTTAGATATGTGTCATGCCACTGAGGAAGATTAGCATTTCTTGGGGTTGGGTGAGGAATATAGTTTGGTCGTTCGCAAAGTCTAGAGGATGAATATCTATGTTGTTTAATCCAAGGAATGGGGTAAACATATCCATCAACAAGTCTTGCGTGTGGCATGGTATTAAATCTTTAATCATTAGGCTCTTTTTTTTAAATGGGCAAGATCAATTTCTTCGTCGATCTCTAATTCCTCAAGTTCTTCCGCCAGTTCTGCGTCAAGATCACTCTCTTCCTCTTCGCTCTCTTCAGATTCTATCACACGTCGAGAAGATTTAAGAATTTCATCATTAAAAGATACCTTTGTTGGTTCTGGTTTAACAAATTTAGGGACTTTTAGCGGTGGCTTTGTGTGAATCTCCTTTATAGGCAGTTTCTTACGTATTTTAGATGTATCTAATTGTTTTGTAGAAACTGGTTGTTCAATAATTGGATGATTTTGCTGAGAAATAAATTCTAGCATTTCTTTAATTACTTGTTCATGTTTTTGAAGAAGATTATGTTGTTCTTCTACTTTTTTAGACAAATCGTTGATATGTTCTAGCATTTTCTTATTCTTTTGATTAAAATAGAAGGTAATACCAACTAGGGCTATAATCTCTGACACAATATGAATCATTTGTTTATTTTCCATAAGTTTCGACATTTATTAAGATTCCAATTACCGTTTTAAGCTAGCTTTTATACTTGAAAGTTTAAATAGCATATATTGTGTATTAAAGTTATCTAAAACTACAAAACAAATTTTCAAAGTATGCCTCCAAAAATGAGATTACCCTCAGTAGGTTTATTTGAGTTTGTTCAATCTTCAACTAAACCTACCGATTCTAAGAATTTAGATAAATATGATACACAGCAAAAAATACCTTCTTTAGAAGATAATATCTCTCAAGATTTGATAGCATATAAAGCACAAGGTGATAAAGGTGATAAAGGTGATAAGGGTGATAAAGGTGATAAGGGTGATAAGGGTGATAAGGGACAAGGTGAAAAGGGTGATAGAGGAGATAAGGGTGATAGAGGAGATAGAGGTGAAAAGGGTGATAAAGGAGAGAGAGGCGATAAAGGAATTGTTGGTGATAGGGGCGATAAAGGTGATATAGGTGATAGAGGAGAAAAAGGTGAGAAAGGTGATAGAGGTGATGTCGGTGATAGAGGTGATAAAGGTGAGAAAGGTGATATAGGAGAGAAAGGTGATATAGGTGATAGAGGAGATAAAGGAGATGTGGGAGAAAAAGGTGATAGAGGAGAAAAGGGCGAAAAAGGTGATAGAGGAGAAAAAGGTAATGTGGGAGAGAAAGGAGAAAAAGGTGATAAGGGTGAGAGAGGATACGTTGGAGAGAAAGGTGATGTAGGTGATAGAGGAGAAAAGGGTGAGAAAGGTGATGTGGGAGATAGAGGATATGTTGGAGAGAAAGGAGATAGAGGAGAAAAAGGTGATGTTGGAGAGAAAGGAGAAAAGGGTGATAAGGGTGAGAGAGGATACGTTGGAGAGAAAGGTGAAGTAGGTGATAGAGGAGAGAAAGGTGATGTGGGTGAAAAGGGCGATAAAGGAGATAGAGGAGATAAAGGTTATGTAGGAGACAGAGGAGAAAAGGGGGATAAAGGAGATAGAGGAGAAAAAGGTGACTTGGGAGGTCCAAAAGTGATAATTTGGAATGGAATGGTTAATTTGTCATCAGCTGTACATCAACACATATGTACTATTCCATACGATGGACGTAAGTATAATCTTACTGTTTTAGATTTGGTTGTTCAAGGACGTGGACCAATATTTTTGTATCTTATTGATGCAATTTCAAAAAAAGCGGTTGCTGAAACAAAATATGTTTTATCTGGAACGGAAAATGAAGTTCATGTATTTTCAACTACATCTTTCAATAATTTAACAAATAATCATACTGTTTTGAGTCTTCATATGCATACTGACAAGAATCATGTTAAAGTTATAGCAGCTGAATTTACTATGTAAATACATTTATAATTTGTATATTCATAGAATATACAAAAAAAGTGTTATGGTTTTAATCTAATTCTTCCAAATAAGAGTCGTTCAACGCTCGGCTGATTGGCGCTAAACGTTCTGAATCTAGAACACTGCGTAGAATAGTATAAGGCGAAAAGTCTTTTTGGTTGATGAAAGATGACAAAATACTGCTTGAGAAACCAGAGACAAGTGCAGTTCCATCATCCGTTACTGATACTGGATAATCACCGCTTGATCCACAAACATTCCAGAAAATAATCTTTGGTTGCACGTATCCTGCTGCAGCGTATTTAGTCTTAATCGCTTGAAAATTTGTCTTATTGTTATTTCTATCAGCAATATCAAACTGCATATCAGAGATGATGAATAACCTTTTTGGCATGTGATCTTGAGAAAGTCCGTGTGCGATAGCTTTAGAAAGTATCAATTCAAATGTAGCTTGCAAGTTTGTAGATCCACCCCAATCAGCTTGAGTAAGACTTAACCATCGTCTGTATATGCTTTCATCACGAATAAGATGAAACGTTGGTTTGTCGTGAAATGTTATGATATGATTATGAAATGGTCCTTGAACAGTATTAGCGCCCAAAAGAGATATAGCAATCGCTACATCCATTGGACAAGCCGACTTTTTAGAAACACCACGGCAGTCACCAGTCCAATCACTCATACTCTGACTAACATCACAAACAAAAAGTGTATCTTCAAGAAATCCAAGCTTTTTAGCTTCATCTTCTAGTACTTTCCACTGAGCTTCGCAAACTTGATCTGCCGTATGCTTAATGCGAATTTCGTGAATTAACTCATGTGGGAATAATTGCTTTGCTTTCACAGTAACTTCTCCCTTTTGAAGCTTATTCTTCCACTCAGCGAATTGCTCTGGAGAATGCTTTTCAAAAGCCTTTTTCAAACGCTTCATAGCACAAGAAGGTACCTTACTATATTCAATTTCATCCCACTTACGTTCACACATATATCTTTCTACGATTTTTAGATATTGTCGAAGTGGTGTTGTATATTCCTTACGATATCGTTTCGGAGTAATACCCATAACTTTAGTTAGTGTTTGAACTATTCCGTATTTACGATCATAAGAATCATTCTCAGTTGGAGCCCATTTTGCACAAATAGTGATAGGTTTTCCAGCTTCCATCTCTTCGCGATCAGAAACTAGTTGATCAGCAAACAACTTTACAAATAAAATCTGAAGTTCTGCTATTCTATTCAATTTTTCTTGATCTAGAACAGTCGAATAATATTCATCTTGTTCGTTCTTACTATTACGAAGATCTAATACACCTGGCCATAGCTCAATAAGATCATCCCACCTTCCATATTCCGCAATAAGATGAGTAACGAGAACAAATTTTTCCGGGTAATTTAAAAAGAGCCATATAATACACTTGCGTCCTAATTCACGCTCACCCTTCCCCCCGCGACAGTCACGAATATAAAATGCTAATAAAAATGCGTCAATAAGGTTCTCATCTGCAGATTTTCTCATAAATTCATATAGATCTTTATCTTTCAATCCACGAACAGACTTAAAAAATAACCCAATACGACCGTTAACTTCTCCTGTAACATCAGGAGATGATAAAGAAACCGCTCCATTCCATGTTTTAGCACACGATGTCATTGCTGCCGCAAAACTAGACGTCATTTTTCTACTATATTTATAGTATACTCTCTTTAAATTTCATTTTCATTTTTATGACTTTAATCTTTGCTAAATTCGACAAAGAATAAAAATAAAATACTTAATAAAATAAGTATGGAACCCATTTTTAGTACTGATGAAGATGATTCTAGACAAGAAAATTGTATACAATTAATGAAAGAAAAATTTAAAGAGATTAGCGATCCTGAAGAAACAGAATATACTTGTGTATCAACATTATCTGGTGGAAAATCAGGTGCAATAATAAAAATAGTTAAACATAAAAAAAGTGGTAAAAACGTGGTTCTCAAGATATATAAATCTAAAAAATATGATCCCATTGATCTTGAGGAGAACACAGTAAGTAGACCTGTAAGAGAAATTTATACTACATGTGTTATGTCTGGGACTGAAGGTTTTCCAATCGTTTATGATTTTGGAATACTAACTGATAAAAAGGACAAAAATGACTACTTATATTTGATATCAGAACTAGTATCTGGAGAACCAATGAGTAAATTAGATATGACAACATTTAGTCCAGAGCAATCGGCTGCTGTTTTGTTACAATTACTTAATCTTCTTTATGTCGCAAAAGATAAATTAGGTTTATTCATTCACAATGATCTTCATCCTGATAACATTTTTATAGATAAACGGAAATGTTATGAAGGTAAAATAAATTTTGGAAAGCAAATAAGAATAAAGTTTAAGACCCCTTGTCCGAAAGTAAGCATTATTGACTTTGATTTAGCTGTTTCTAAAAAATATTCATCTAATCCTACTACTCGATACGGACTATTTCTTCCATTTTCTGTATTACAATGGATAAAGAAATGTTTTGACACAGACGATATTGCTGCAGTTATAACAAAAAGTTCCGATGCAGAAACAGAAGATCTTGTAATATGGAATATATATTACATAGGACTTTCTATGTTACAATTAAAATCAAAAGGATATCCAATCACAAAAGACGCTGTTGATAAATTCATAGATGAAGCAAAAACTTGCAAAACGCTAGAACAATGTCTTGCTCATCCATATATCAATGAACATATGAATGCTAGAAGGACACAGTATCGTCATGGAGAACCAGAATTTGTACCGACTGCTAAGAGCGAGGAAAGAAAACAAATAGAAGAGAGTATTAATTTAATAAGTGATACTATTCTACGACCTCTTGGAATAGACGAATTTGTAGAATCTTTTATGGAATCTTATAGAGAACTAAATACAGTGTATAATAGTCTACGTGGAACAGAAGCTCCACATGAGAACATTCAATTTTTTCTTACATTTTATACAGTCTCTACAAAAGATCAAACGTTGGAAGTAGATTCTTGTCTTACAGGTAAAATTGGAAACATCAATGTTTCAGTAACTTTGCCAGAAAAAATAGTCATACAATTAGTTGTCAAAGATAAATCGGTTAATATTAACTTTAATACTGGTTTACGAATAAAAAATGTAACTCATCGAGGTCGTATTGCATCTGTTCTTGAATCACTTATAATTTGTCCAACTTTTTATCTTATTTATCCAATTATTTATAATGTAAATATAAAATCGTCTGACAGAGAACCTATAGGTTCAACCGAACTTACATTAAACTGTTCCTTTAGAAAAATTGGTACGAAAGATTATAAAAGTGTACTTCCTCCTAATACTGATATTGACTGGACAGAACAATTGAATACTATAATGTCATGTGTTATGCCAATTTTATTTAAAAATAAGGATATTTTTCAGCAAACAGTTACATTTCAGACAATCACACGAGAAGGTGATATTACTATTTTAGGTAACGCTGTAAAAAAAAATTTGTCAGATATTCTACAAAAAATAAGTCATATGGAAGTATTATTGGGTTAATTTTATTTATCGCAAATAAAATTGATATTCTAGGTTTAAAATGCATCAAGAATATAAAACAGCGATGCCAGCTCTCGAGCTCTCTCACGTAGAATGGAAGAACGCCCCACACTCTGTTAGAATTACAAAACCGAACGGTAATGTTCTTGACATATCGGCCGGTGATTTTATTCAAGTTAAACAATCTATTTTCAAGGTAGATGAGTTCTTTGGAAATCCAAAGGATATCGGACCAACATATTTTTCATATCGTGAATTCGACACTTCTACAAAAAGCTTTATTGAAATACCATTCTCTTTAAAGATGGGTAGTAAGGCATTTATTATATGCCACCCGTCTGGAATATCAAAGTATGGATATCATTTTAGCGAGGATGAATGGTCCTCTATCATTGTTTGCGAAACAAATCATACTAATTAATAGTTCGAATTTATATTCGTTATTGAATATAAATCTCATTTTACTTTGCACATGTAGATGTACCAAGCTCGCTTGATTGTGTCACATTATAACCACGCAAACGAAAAGCCTCGTAAATGTCTTCAGGCATAAGAGTCTTTGTATTGTGTTCTGAATTAACTACTAGAGCAGCAACTATAATATCCGATAGTTGTTTATTAACAATATCTCTGATATTATTGTAACAATCATCCGACAGGCTCTTGACTCCCGCTCGGCGTGCCAAACGTGTAATAGAAGGCTTAGTAATATTTTCCATTTTGTATTTGGGAACTTAGCTTTAAGTCACGAATTGATTGCAAAACATGCGCGAAGAATCCATTCGTGACTTAAAAGGGAGAATAAAGATCATTAAACAAAATGGTTGTACCGCAGAAAGATGTCGTTGTGTCGCAGAAAATTAAGAAGAAGAAGACTCGCTTTTTTGAAACTTATATTTCGAAAGTTTTAAAGCAAGTTTCTGAATCTAATGGCATTACTGCTAATTCTAAGCAACAACTTAATAGCGCTCTTTGTTTAATCTCTCGTTTAATAGCATCAACTGTTATTACATTAACTGAAATGGCAAAGAAGAAGACTATGTCTGATAAGGAAGTCAAGAACGCGCTTTTGCTTATTTTACCAGAACAATTGGCTGCTAATGCAATTATAGAAGGACAAAAAGCAGTCGCTAGTTTTGAAAAGGGTGACAATGTCAAGGGAACAAGTAGGCAAGAAAAGGCGAGTATTCTCTTCTCTCCAGCTATTTCAGAAAAGTTTCTTCGAAATTTTGGATATTCAAAAGTTATGGTAACTAGTCAAGCACCTGTTTATATGGCCGGGGCACTAGAATATTTAACTTCTGAGATTCTCGAGAATGCTTCTGCATCAGCAAGAGATAATAAGAGAGTAAGAATTAGCATTCGTGATCTTGAATTGGGTGTTCGAAATGATAATGAGTTGAATACGTTTTTTACTAATAATAACATCTCATTCCTAGGTGGTGGAGTTACACCATTTATTCACCAATCTCTTTTGTTGAAGAAAAATCGAAATAAGAAGCGATGCAAGAAAACTGAAACAGATGGTGATAAGAAAAAGCATCGTTTCCGACCGGGTACGGTGTCTCTTCGTGAGATTCGTCGTTTTCAGAAGATGAGCAATTGTCTTACTTTTGCAAAATTCCCATTTGAAAAGCTTGTTCGTCAAGTGGTAAAAACTCATAATAATGATTCTTCAATGAAAATTAGCAAGGATGTTTTTATTGTTCTTCAATACTTTATTGAGCAGCAACTAACATCTCTTCTTCGAAATGCAAATTTTGCTGCTATTCACGCTGGTCGAGTTAAGTTGATGCCAATTGATATTGACTTTGTCAGCGCTATATCGAGCGGAACACAAAATCCTTATCAGACTGGATCTATCGCTAATATTGAAGAAGGTCCGGTTATTAATGATCTTGTATCTGCAGATGAGGAGGAGAATGGTGAGAACGGCGGTGAGGACGGTGGTGGTGAGGACGGCGGCGAGGATGGCGATGAGGATGGCGATGAGGACGGCGATGAGGAAGAACTTCTTGAAGAAGAATAGAATTGTTCAGATTGATTAATTCTTATAAGAATTAATCAAATATTTTGAAATCAACTTAAAAACACTTTATCAATCTATAAAAATGACACCTGAAACCTCAACTCAAGAGAAGAAAAAGAGTAGTGTTCTTGAACGTGAACCTAGTCATATTATGACAGGTGATTATGTTGCTCTCATGGAAACAAACGGAAAGGAGTTTGAAAGTTGGTATTACTTTATTAGGCGCGAAGGAAACGAGGAAGCGCTCAAGCATCTACAGGATCAACTTGAGAGGGTAGATTGGTTTATATTAGACGACCTTAGCACCTTTGATCTTGATCTTGACCACTCTGTGAGCGCAACTACTGCTAAACAAATGACTAAGCTAGAGATGAATTCTTATGCTTTTCATCGAAAGTTTGATGGTAAATTGAAAACTATTAATTTTAACTTCAAAAAGAAGGATAATCGTGATAACGAGGCTAGAAATGAACGTATGATATGCAAAGTTTTTGATATTCTTGGTTATGGTCAAATTGAAGATTATATTAGTGACGAGGATTTGGATGAAGAAGATTTGACAGACAACAGTTCTTCTGGTAGTGATAGCGATGACACTGAAGATGATTCTACCGATTCTGATAAAGATAAGAAGAAGGATGAGAAGCCTCTTGGTCAGAAGGGTCTACCCCCTGCTCTTGTTAAGAGCGATCTTCCCCGATTCGCAAAGAAGAAGCAACGTCCGAAGAAGTAATAATATACTCAAATTATTCTCAATAATATGTTATTGAGAATTACAATCATGTGCATAAAACTGCCATTTCTTTACAAAAAGAGGTGCTGTGTTCTGGTGTTTCTTTAGAGCGCCTTGTGTTTTTATTACATTACCACAGTATTCACACTCCATTTTGTATGAATAATTGTATGTTCTTTAAATAGTGTTCAGGATTTTTTCTGAATTTTTCTGAACTTTCTGGTACAAAATAAAAAGTCAGAAAAGCCAGGATTTTTTCCGAACTTCCTGATAAAAAAATGAACTTTTCCTGATAAAAGTCTGATATTTTGAATTTATCCCACTCAACACAAAAATTGTGTGTGTGTGGAAACGATTTTTAAAACCTTTTCTCCGAAAAGGAAATCCTTTTTGCGGATCGTCGAAAATTTTGCGTACGACAAAAGATTTTCGTTCGGTCGGATACTTTTTCTTCTGATATGTAATATAAAAAAAAGTATCAAATCGAAACATTTTTGCAAAAAAACATTTGGTGCTTCAAAAGAAAAATCATAAGAGTGTTAGATTTATAAATTTTATAAGAAAATAAG